GATCCGCTGTGCAGCCCATGCAAGAACAGGCCCATCAGCAACAACTTCAGTCCGAGTATGCCCGCTTAGAAGGCCGGCATGCCGATTGGCGAGAAGTGGTCAATGCGCCCGAATTTGATTCATGGCTAAACACTCAGAACTCCAGCATTCAAGCCCTCAAAGAGTCCGACAGCGCCGACGATGCGTCCGCACTACTGGATTTTTACAAGGCAACGAACGCCGCGAGTGACGAAAACAGCCGTGCCCAAAAGCACGACAAGCGAAAAGCCCGACTGGCGAACGCCCAAACCGTCAGCCGCCGTGGAGCGGCGTCGCGCAGCGGAGCGCCAGAAGAGTTTGACGCGGCCTTTGAACACTACGCCGCGAAAAAGAAAGCGCGGTAACTCAAAAATTTGATTGGAGTTAAGACACAATGCCTATCACCACCTACGGCGATATTTCCCAGCGTACTGCAGCATACGCAGCGGCTGAAATGCTCTCTCACGCAGAGCCAATTCTTATTCTGTCAAAATTCGGACAGTCCAAGCCTCTGCCCAAAAACAAGGCGGATACGGTTAAGTTTCGCCGGCCCGTTCCCTTCACAAACATCACTTCAGTCCTGAGCGAAGGCGTTACACCATCAGCTCAGCAAATGGTCTACGAAGACGTGACTGTTCAGATTAAGCAGTGGGGCGCCTGGACTGAAATCACGGACGTTATTGCAGATTTGGCGGAAGATCCCGTTCTTGCCGATGCGTCAATGTTGTGCGGCGAGCAAGCCGCCGAAACCATTGAGTATGCAACCTGGGGCGCGATTCGTGCGGGCACTAACGTGTTTTTCGCAAATGGCAGCCAGCGCAGTGCTGTTAACTCTGTCTATGGCCTGGCCAAGCAGCGCGCCGTCACTCGGTCACTTAAAGGCAATCGTGCCAAGAAGATCACCAGCATGGTCGGTGCTTCTCCGAACTACTCAACCGAGCCTGTCGCGGCCGCGTTCATCGCGTTTGCGCACACAGACCTGGAAGCGGACATTCGCGACATTCCCGGCTTCACTCCTACTGAGAAGTACGGAACCATGGCGGCTTTGCCGTATGAAATCGGTAAGGTAGAAGACGTGCGTTACTGCCTGAGCCCGGTGTTGGACAGCTTTGCCAGTGCCGGCGGTACCGCATCCACCAACGGCACAATCTCAACCGATGGCACAAGCTCTGACGTGTACCCCATCGTCATTATCGGTAAAGAGTCTTACGGTTTGATCCCGCTCAAGGGCGCCGGCGCAATCACGCCGATGGTACTGAACCCAAGCACACCCCGCGGTGGTGACCCGCTGGGCCAACGTGGATCTGTGGCTTGGAAGGCTTACTACGTTGCGAAGATTCTTAACGAGGGATGGCAAGCTAGGATCGAGACAGCTGCTTCTGCTCTGTAAGCCAGCAACCCCAACAGCCCCGGCACCTGCCGGGGTTTTCTTTGTCTGATCGAAGGTACGCAGTCATGAGTGACATCAATACTGAAGCAATGAGCCGTGCAGAGCTGGTAGATATGGCCCAAACCCTTGGGGTGGACTATCCAGACAAGATCGGCACTGAAAACTTGCGAAAGAAAATTAACGCAGCCTTGGGTAACGAACCGGTGGCTCTATCAAAAGCGGCTCCCGTTATTACCGGCAACGCCAAAGAGCGGCAGTTCGAGATCATCATTTCCACCCATGAGCAGGACAAGCAGCCGGTTCAGGGCGGTGTGAATGGTAAGAGCTTCGTTATCAAACGCGGTCAAAAAGTCATCGTGTCGGAGTCTATTGTAGAAAATCTGAGGTGCGCCATGCAGCGCCACTACGACTCAGAAATGAACATGACGGAAGTTCAGAGCTACCCGTTCCAGATCGTCCGCGAAGTCACCGGCGAGGTTTAACTGATGACATTCTTGGAGCTTTGCCAACGCTTGCGCCAGGAAGTGGGCGCTGCAGGTAATGGACCTGCGAACGTGGTCAGTCAGTCCGGGGAGTACGCCCGCTTTGTCGGCTGGACAGCAACGGCATGGCGCGAGCTGCAGAACGAGCGACGTTGGGCGTTTGATTGGGCTCGGGGCGAGGTTGAGCTGACAGCTTTGGACACCGAGTATTCGCTGCCGTCCGACTTTGATGTGTGGGAGTCGGAAACACTGCAGTTTGCAGGCGAAAGAATCGAGGTAGTGCCTTGGTATGAGCTGGAAAAGGACGTGGCGGGCACCTTTGGTCGCGTGGCCATTGCGCCGGATGGAGTGCTGCACTTGAATGCACCCCCTGCGAACGCGGGCAACTTGACGTTTGAGTATTGGCGCACCCCGCAAGAGCTGGTCAATAACGCGGATCAACCGCGTATGCCCTCGCGTTTCCATTTGTGCGTGGTGTACCGGGCCATGATGCAGTACGCCCTGTACGAAAATGCGCAAGAAGTCGCGCAACAGGCCGGCCGTAACGCTGTGAAAATGGAGATCCTTCTGATGGAATCCCAGCTACCGCGCGTCGAACTCCCCCCGAGCCTGGCATGAACCGGACCGCGTATGTCGGCCTGGGCGGCGGCATTGATCTGATGACACCGCCCCGACAGGCCAAGCCAGGACAATGTTTGTTCGCTGTGAACTACGAATGCCCTGTGACCGGGGGTTACCGTCGAATCAGTGGCTACACCAAGCTGGGCGACACCTTGCCAGGGACCGGGCCGATACTGGGCGTGTGTACGTTCAAGGACGAGCATTACGCGATCCGCAAGAACGGCGCCACGTCTGACCTGTACAAGCTGATTGGCGGGGCCTGGGCCAGCATCGGAACCCTGGCGACGGGGCGCTATGAGTTTGCCGAGGGCAACTTTCTGGCGACCGAGGCCGGGCGGGCGCTGCACATGGTTGGCGGCGCAAAGCCTTATCAGCTCAAGGACGGCACACTGAGCGAGATTGCCGGCGCTATGACGGGCGCGAAATACATCGCCATTCATCAAAATCACCTGATGCTGGGCTATCCGCAGGGCAGCTTGCAGCACTCCGGCATAGGCGATCCGCTCAACTGGGATGCGTCAACCGGTGGTGCGGGCGAAATTGGCACCAGTGGCGCGCTAACGGGCCTAATCAACGGCACAGGCGGCGTTCTTCACGTCACCGGCCGAGACAACATCAAGACTTTGTACGGCAGCAGCGGCGCAAACTTTGAATTGCGCACCACCATTCCCAACTCCGGGGCCAAGCCCTACTCGCTGCAGTCCTTGATCCAACCTTATTACGTTGCCGAGCGTGGCATTTCAAACCTGCAAAGCGCGCAAGAGTTTGGCGACTTCCGGCAAATGCAGGCCGGGGCGCAGATCGAGCCGTTGTTCACCGATGAAGGCTACGCTGAGCGCGTCCAGTGCAGCTCAATCAGCAAGCGACGTGCGCAGTACCGGGTTTTCTTTGACGACGGCAGCGGCGTTTACCTGAGCCCTACGGGGGCCACCACCGTTTCCTTTCCAGATAAGCCCCAGGTCATGCACACCGGCGAGTTCGACAGCGGCGAAGAAGCGGTGCTTTTCGGAGACGATGCCGGCAACGTCTATCGCCTTGGCAACGGAGCGCAGGGCTTTGCCGGAGAGCCTATCCGGGCCTTCCTGACCCTGGCCTACACCGACCTCAAGCAGCCCAGTGTACGCAAGCGCTTTCGTCGCGTGTTCTGGGACGTGCGCTCCGGCTCCAGTGCCAACATCACCTTTCGCCCTGACTTCGACTTCGGCGGCGGAGAAACAGCGGCAAGCCTACGACAGACGCTGACCTTTTTGCTGGGTGGCGGCCTATGGGGCGTTGGCAAGTGGGGAGAGATAGCCTGGTCCGCGCCCGTAGTCGCTCAAGAAGCCGGCGACGTGACCGGCTCGGGTACGGCAATAAACTTTGCCATCTACAGCAACGGCGTCAGCGAGCCACACGAGCTGCTGGGCTATGACCTGACCTACAGCGAACGGAGATTGAGACGTGGCTAACGAATTTTACGACAACAGCGACAGCGCCCAACGATTCCAGCCCGGCACCACGGCGCGATCCGATGAAGTGGACGCTAAGTTCGATCAGGTGGCGACCGGTTTTGATGCCGTCAACATCGAAACCGACCGTGCCTTAAAGTTTCCCACCGAGAACGGTGTTAGCCAGGAGTTTACCGCGACAATCCTACAGCGCCGGCGAAAGGTGCTGGGGTTTGACGAGAACGGTGATTTTGCCCTGCAGTCAGGCTTTAACTATCGAGGGGATTGGGCCAGCACGACCGATTACTTTGTGAATGACGTGTTCCGCGATGCCGTCAGCAAGAACTTGTACGTCGTTGCTATCAGGCACACCGCCGCTGTGCTGTACGACGACCTGGCGGCAGGCAGTGCGGTTATTGCGATCAACCTGATAGACGTTGAGGCGTTCAAGACACAGGCCTCCGAGAGCGCTGCAGAGGCCGCACAAACTCTGTCTGACACCGAGGCTGTGAAACTGGAAGCGGATGCCGCTCGGGACGCGGCGCAAGCAGCGCAGTTGCTATCGAAAAACTGGGCAACCAGCCAGACGGTTGTAGGTAATAACTTGCGAGGATCCAAGTATTACGCGGATATTGCCCAGGCTGCAGCGGCCACGCTCGCTGAGGGCACAATTAATGATGCGGTTACCGACACGAACAATGCCTGGTCATCTCAGAAAATTACCGACGAACTGCAGTTGCAGGCAACGCGAGCGCTAACCTTATCCCTTACAGCGCCGCCCACCACAAAGGACTCCGGGGACTGGGAAATCGAAGCAAGCGCCACAAGCCGCCATAGCGGGGGAGCGATCGCTGGGTTTGAGGTGAACTGGTGGGACGGCACCACGGAAACAGTTTCCGCGACGGGGGCGGCCGCTACACTCGCACGAGCTGTCGATCAGCCAGTGGGCGGCACGGTGTCAGCCACGATTAGAGCGCTGGATGATATTGGCAATGCCAGCGCAAGCGAGACAGTCAGCGCCAGCGTTGTTGCCAATAACGCCCCCGGAGGCCCGATCACCATCGCGGCCCCCACACAGACGGGCAAGAACTCGACGTTTCAGGTGTCGCTTAGTGGCGCCACGGACTCAGACGGCGACCCAGTCACGTACGTTGTGACTGACACTGGCGCCTTTGTGTTCGCGAAGATTACTGGAATTGCAGAAGGTGAAATCGTAGAGGTGACGGCACCAGATGTCACTGACGATACCGATTTTGCCTTTAGCGTCGCCGCAGAAGATGACGTAGGGGCACGATCAGCGGCATCCATCAAGACGATCTCAGTCCTGGCGGCTCAGGTCATCGGCGTAGCACTGCGGGCAACGGGCGGGCCGGGCGGCACCTGGGATCACATTGACGAAGCTGGCAGTACCATTGCGACGCCGTCCCTCAGTTGGTTTAACGGTCATCCGATTTTTGGCGGCATGCAAGACGTGAGCGTTGACGGGCAGGTAATGGTTGAAGTGCCAAAGTTTTACTACAAGCGCGGCACTGCAGGTGGGGATGCTGCATGGTGGATCAGCGACCAGCCGATTGCCGGCTTTACTGTCATGCCAGCGTTCGTTTTGGATAGCGCAGAAATCCCTGCATTTCAGTACGGAAAATATCAGGCCAGCGAGAGCGGCGGAAAGCTGCAATCTGTCGCTGGCGTCTTGCCGCTTGTTAGCACCTCGCTGACGGATTTTCTAACAAAGGCGACGGCTCGAAATGTATCAGGCGTTACCGGCTTTCGGCTTCATCATTACGATATGTGGCTGGCGATCCAGTGGCTGTATCTTGTCGAAAACGCAACGATGGACAGTCAGACCAAAACCGGCCAAGGGCGCGTTAGTAAGTCGAGCGCTGCAAACGTCGATGCAGCTGACGTGGCTCAGGCCACCTACCGGGGGATTGTTGGGCTGTGGGGCAATGTTTATCAGTGGATGGACGGGCTGCGCACGGTGAGCGGTAACATTGAGCGCCAGGCTTATGACGGCACATGGACTGACACGAATGAAAACACTTCCCCCACTGGATCGGTATACCCAATCACTTTCCGCAGCGCGAGCGGAGATCAATTTATAGCAAACACCTTCAGCACCTCTAATGACTCGACAGCGACAGCGCCAGATCAGAGGTACTGGACTACAAGCGGTACCGTATACCCCTTCGTCGGCGGCACCTGGAGCAATGGCGCGATTGCCGGGCTTTGGTTCGTGTTTTGCTACAGCGCAGCGTCGTCCTCGAGCAGCACCATTGGGGGCCGTCTCGCGCGAGTGGTGTTATGAGTCATGTCGATCAGTCTCAAGCAGTGGGGCGTGATAACGCC